TTACGGGGCATTGCCAACCGCTGCCGCCACTTTGTCGCCACTTGGCATGGTGGCTAACGGGTTGAAGCGCAGGGCAGTTTCAAGGTGATCAGGGGCTAGGTGAGCGTAGCGCATGGTCATTTTTATGTCGTGGTGGCCCAGGATTTTCTGGAGGGCAAGGATATTCCCACCTGACATCATAAAGTGTGCTGCAAATGTATGGCGCAGAACGTGGGTAAGTTGCCCACGTGGAAGCACGATGGAGGTTTTATCCATCACTGATAAAAACTGGAAGTAGCAATCGGTAAAGAACCTGAAGCCATCCAGGGCAATGATTTCTTCATACAGCTCTTTGCTGATCGGAATGCTGCGGTTCTTTTTGCCTTTGGTCCTGACGAAAGTGATTCGATACTTAGTGACCTGGGAGCGAGTGAGATTCACAGCTTCGCGCCAACGTGCTCCGGTACTCAGGCAGATTTTAACGACTAGTGCGAGGAGAGCGTTTTGGCGTTGGCAGTCGTACAGAAGCTCTGTGATTTGTTCATGCGTCAGCCAGGCCATTTCCTTTTCGGCAATAGTGAACTTACGCATGCTTTCAAGTGGGTTCGGTGCTGTCCATTCTCCAAGCCGGGCCAGCTCGCTAAATACGCTGCTCAGATAGCTTTGCTCCAGATTGATAGTCACCGGGCTGGCACCTTTCTTCCACTTCTCACTAAAGTAGATTTCACCTGTCAGCCGCTTGTCACGGTAATGCGCGAATAATTTCGAACTCAGATCAGTAGCGAGAGGGTTTCCGAGTGCATCGACCATTAGGACCAACTTGTCGTAAACATGCTCGCCAGCGGTCAGGGATTTGCCGTGTAGTTTGAACCAGAGTTCAACGACGTCTTTCAGCGTTCGGCGGTCTACTGATTCACCCAGCCAGGGCTTTGCTTCTGTTTCATCCATCGTGTGGCGTTCAAAAGCCAATGCTTCGCCTTTAGTGGAGAATTGCTTACGCACGCGTCGCCCTCTGCGCCCGGCGGGGTAGCATTCACAAATCCATTTTCCGGTGTCGAGTTTTCGTACTGCCATAAAAAAGCCCTCATGTCTGAAGGCTAAATTTAACTGTATGTTTGACCAGTGGTCAATGTATGAATACTTAGTTACGATACATCACCTTCGTTTTGGAAGAAATCCCGAATATCCATTAACCATCCAGGAGTTTGGATATATTCTGACTCTGACATAATTTCAATATAGGTTTTACAAAATTCATATTTTTTACCTGGCGTGTCAAAATATTCAGTAATCTTTTTACGTTCAGTTATATTTAAATCTAAGGCTCCGCCAGAAACAGATGATTGTAAAACTAAGGGGTTTTTCATAAATGAGAATGCTTCCTCACCGTTATTATATAATGATCTAAGAGTTTCGATATAAAATTCAGCATCTAATGCTTGCTCGATCTCTGTTGGTGGATAAACACTATCATCAGTGACTTTTGCTAAAATAATATCATCCATATTTTTGTTGAGTAGCAATCTACGGATTTTAATACTTGGGATAGTATCGGTTGCATGAAATGCGCTGTATTTATGATCGGTGTCCAATAAGCAATATACTTTCCCTGAAATCGTTTTTTTTCGGTCTTCTAAAGCAAGGATTAAAAGATTGTAGATTTTCTTTACAGCAACTGAACCACCTACGGATAGCACAATCAAATTATCAACACTTTCAAATTCCAAATGTTTAGAAATATATTCTTTATCTGTTTTACCTTCACATATAATCCAGTTATAGCTATTTTGTGAAGTGATTGAATAAACAATGGATTGGGTAAGGTCATGGTTGCTTTTCATTTCTAAAACATCTAAATGAGAACCATTTGTCTCTGTGGTAAGATTTTTTAATTCATCTTTATAATTAGATAAGTCTAAAGCCTTAATTTGATTTTGTGAAGGTGCTATATAAATGGCAGTTCCAGAACCTGTCACGGGTAAAAAACCATACCAATGTGTCGTGCAAATTGATTGAATTCCAATATTGCTTATTGTTTTTATTTTTTCAAACTGTTGAAAACATGAGGTGGCATGCAATGATAACTCTGGTTCATCTATAGCAAGTATAGTACTTTGTTGAGATTTCTGAGGATTATGTTTTAGGAAGTTAGTTGCAAGATCTAGTAATGCCTTTCTTTTTTCACCAGAACTTAAATTTTGAATGGGTGTATCTTTATTTACGCTATCTATGTGATGGAGAATCTTATCACTGAAATAGGATTCGATGATGTTGGCTACCATATGCCTTTGTGTGAATGAATTTTGTCTTTGAGATGGTTTTTTGAATTGATAGCGTCCATCCAGTTTTTTTGAAATTTGTTTAACGAATTCATTAAGGAAAAGATTTATTTCAGTTATATCTTTCTTCTTGATTATTTTACTGATTTTTTGTTGAAGGTTTTCGCCTAAGAGAGATTGTAAAAGATTGCTTTCAATTTTTGAATATTCTGATACTGTAATTTCAGCAGGTAAGTAAATATAATTATAGATTTCTTTAATATGGTCAAGAGTTCTAGATAATGCTATTTCGAAAAAATATTTTCGTTGGTTAGATGTTACTGATGTTGAGTCTGGAATAAGGCTTTCTAACTCAATATGGTAATCTTCAATTGACTCAAATATAGACATCGTAGGTGCTGGGATGTCATTTGCTCCTTTCTTAATTAATCCAATTGGAATTAAAAAATATTCGGAGCTAGAATAGTTTTCTTCTAACAAAGTCCTCTGAGCCACGAATTTTTCAGCCAATGGCCTTTGTAATAAGTTAAAATCTTCACTTTCAATTTGCCATGTGATATCACTAATAACTTCTAGAGTTTTATAAATTGATGCATTACTTCTAATTTTTTCTTTACGAATAAGAAAAATGGGAACAATGAATGGTTCCCTGGTCAATAATCCTTGGCTACGGGCATCATTGTTTATGTCTAATTTATTAAAGTCATTTTTATTAAGAATCGTATCCAATGCTTGAAGTATTGAACTTTTACCAACACCATTCTCGCCAATTAACCAAGAAGAACGGGTATTCACTGTTAATGGTATATAATGCTGATTTCTAAAATTTTTGAAGTTCCTTAAAATAACACCAACAATCATTTCTTTTCCCTCAAATTGAATGTATTATTTGCAGGTAAGTATCACCTTACCAATAACTTCGATATCTTTAATATTGCATTCTATTTTACTTGATTTACTTTCTAACATGATTCGATTATTGGGCAGTCTTGCCAATTCACGAATAGAATACAGACCGTCTATTGAAACCATCCATTTGCCATCAATTACTTCATTAACATCCTGTCGAACCAGATACGTTGAATTCTCATATTCAACTGCACTTATATTCTCAACATTACAAGGAAGCAAAGTTGTATCAAACAAAATATAACCGCTATCAATTAGCTTGCCATCGATAATTTTTGTTTTATTGAGGCTTGCAACTTGAGTTCTCGCATCCAAACGCATTGGACCATCAGATGTTGACAACCAGCGTAGTGATACACCGGTCTCTAACGCACATTGGATTATCCAGTCTGCTGGGAACGTATCTCTCATATAACGATTAGCTAAAGTGCTTTTTGATACCCCAAGATGGTCTGCCAGCGCTTGACGCGTTGTGAAGCCATAAGCTTTGACTAAACGTTCTATCGCAGCTTTGCCACCCTGATTGGGATTTATTTTGATCTCATTTGGGTGCTTTGATGTTGACATGTCTCTTATGCGATCCTAGTGTCAATTTGGTTCCCATTTGGGTACTTGTCACGATTACTACCGGCTCACCACAAGCCAATAGGAGATGTTGCATCATGACCCCTAACATTTCAATCACTCTGAATACGCCGCACGTCACAATCGAACGTTATAGCGAGCTGACCGGGCTGCCTGTCGACACCATTAACGACATGCTTGCTGATGGTCGTTTGCCTCGTCACCGCCTGCGTAAGGATAAGAAGCGCGAGAAGGTGATGATTAACATTGTCGCGCTGACTGTAGATGCGCTCTCTGATTGCAATGTCGCTATTAGTTAGTTCCATTTTGAGATACATCGGAGCCGCTGACTATGTTTGACTATCGAGTTTCCAAACACCCGCATTTTGAAGAAGCCTGCCGTGCCTTTGCCTTACGTCACAATATGGCGAAATTGGCAGAACGCGCTGGAATGAATGTTCAAACCCTACGTAACAAGCTGAACCCGGAACAACCGCACCAGCTCACCGCGCCGGAAATCTGGTTGCTTACCGATCTCACTGAGGACTCAACTCTGGTCGATGGCTTTCTGGCTCAGATTCACTGCCTGCCGTGTGTCCCGTTGAACGAAGTGGCAAGCGAGAAGATGCCGCATTACGTGCTGAATGCTACAGCAGAGATCGGGCGTGTTGCTGCCAGCGCAGTATCTGGTGAGCCACAGACCACCGCCAGCCGTCGGCAGGTTATTGACAGCATCAACTCTGTTACTCGTTTGATGGCGCTGACGGCTGTTTCTTTGCACGCCAGGCTGCAGACAAGCCCCGCGATGGCAAGTGCGGTTGATACCGTGACGGGTCTGAGCGCTTCCTTCGGTCTGATTTGAGGTGCTTATGCTGAATAACGAACCTTCATTTGCATCACTACTTGTTAAGAAAAGCCCAGGAATGCACTTCGGTCAAGGCTGGATTGCAGGCAAAGATGGCAAGCGCTGGCATCCGTGCCACTCGCAGGCTGAATTGCTGGCTGACCTGTCAACCATCAAACAGGGGAAACCATGGCTATTGAAGGTGCTGTAACGACTCGCACGATAAGCCCAGGTGAACGCTATGAAGGGTTGAACCACATAGCGGAATTAAGGGCAAAGGTATTTGGAATTAACATTGAGTCAGAACTTGAGAGGTTTATTAACGAAATGAGCGACCCACGGGACGCAAATAATAAACAGAACAAGCGCGCATTAGCCGCCATATTTTTTATGGCTAACATTCCGGCAGAGCGTCACAGCGTCAAAATTAGTGAGCTGACGACTGACGAAAAGCGGGAGCTGATAAAGGCAATGAACCATTTTCGTGCAGTGGTGAGCTTATTTCCAAAACGGCTGACCATGCCGAATTAAACCAAACCAGAAATTAATGGCGTAAACCCGCCGGGCATGCTTTTGCCCAAATGCAGGAGAATTGATTATGCAAAATAGTGAAACTCTCACCACAAAAGCAGGACCAGATGATGCTGGTTTGTTCCAGCTGTTTAACGAGACTCGGCTTGATGAACGTAAAAGCTGCGCCTTTGCCGTATCCATCCGCATGGAGGCCCTGGCGATCCACATCTTGAAAGAGGGATTGAACGGAGTGGAGGCGGCAGAACTACTGCGCCGTGAAGTTGCCCGTTATGAAGCTGAATCACGCGGGGACTGGCACTGATGGCTGATTCCATGGATCTCGTACAGCAGCGCGTTGAAGAAAACCTGCAGCGCCATATCCAGAATGCCCGTGCCAGAAAGCCCGGTACAGCTCGCGTTCTTTGCATCGACTGCGACGCGCCAATCCCAATCGCTCGCAGACAAGCCATATGGAAGACGTTGTTAACGCCAGCAGCAGTAATCCGGCGCACCGCCGCAATGAAATGATGGCCTGTGTTAAGGGGCTGGAGCTGATCGCAGAAATGCGCGGCGACTGCGCGGTGTTCTATACCATCACCTGCCCATCACGCTTCCACGCAACCCTGAACAACGGCAGACCTAATCCGAAGTGGACCAGCGAAACGGTCCGGAAGAGCAGTGATTATCTGGTCGATACCTTCGCCGTTTTCCGCAAAGCCATGCACAAAGCCGGTCTGCGCTGGTATGGCGTGCGCGTTGCCGAGCCGCATCATGATGGCACCGTGCACTGGCATCTGCTGTGCTTCATGCGCAAGAAAGACCGCCGCACCCTCACTACGCTGCTGCGTAAATTTGCCATTCGTGAAGACCGCGCCGAGCTGGGCAACAATACCGGCCCGCGATTCAAGTGTGAACTTATCAACCCGCGCAAAGGCACGCCGACCAGCTACATCGCCAAATACATCAGCAAGAACATCGACGGGCGCGGACTGGCGAAAGAGATCAGCAAAGAAACAGGCAAATCACTGCGGGACAACGCCGAACATGTTAATGCCTGGGCTTCGCTGCATCGCGTCCAGCAATTCCGCTTTTTCGGTATTCCGGGGCGTCAGGCATACCGCGAGCTGCGTTTGCTGGCAGGCCAGGCCGCACGACAGCAGGGCGATAAAAAAGCCGGTGCGCCGGTACTGGATAACCCGCGTCTGGATGCTGTCCTGGCGGCAGCCGATGCCGGGTGTTTTGCCACCTACATCATGAAACAGGGCGGCGTACTGGTTCCGCGTAAACATCACCTGGTCCGCACGGCTTATGAACTCAATGACGAGCCATCAGCTTATAGCGATCACGGCATCCGTATTTATGGCATCTGGTCCCCGATTATTGAGGGCCGGATTTGCACGCATGCGATGAAGCGGAAAATGGTTCGTAAGGCCGTTGACGTTCAGGAGGCGCCAGCCGACCAGGGCGCTTGCGCCCCTTGGATTCGTGGCAATAACTGTCCCCCTGTGGAAAAAATGAACTATTTTGAGTCGAATTTACCAGGTGAAGAGCCGCCGGAACCGCTGCCGGACTTCAATAGAATGAGCAGAAAAGATCTACGGGAGCTAAATGCGAGGCTGCGACAGGTAAGACCGAAGCGGCGGAAGGGTTACAAACAGGAAATTAACGATCAGCTGCGCCTGCAGCTTGAATATGAGTTGAAGTCCAGAGGGTTTGACGGCAACGAGCAGGAGATTGATTTACTGCTACATGGCGGAAGTATCCCATCGGGAGCAGGTCTACGTCTTTTCTACCGAAACCAGCGTCTGCAGGAAGATGATAAATGGCGACAGTGGTACTGAGATGGTAAGGAATCAAGGCTATTTGTTAATCAAAGGGTTAGCTGACTAAAAAATATTTCAGCTTTAAATACACATGATGTGCTGTATGTATAAACCGTAATGTTGGGAGGGGATTGTGAACGATTTGTTCATGGAGTCACTTGCACTGCAGCGGATAGAACTTATGGCCCGGCTGGTTGCCAGCTCAGATTGTAGCGATGACGATAAGGAGGTTGCCATTTCGTGGTTGTCAGAACTGACAAGCGAACTGGTGAACAGGTTAAATCAGTACGGGGTAGGCCAGGATGAATGTAAGCATTAATCGTTTTGTTCTCTGTGAAATTCCCTCCCACAGAGCACACTTGAGCTTAAGAAGAGAGTGCATGTCTATGGTGCATGGATTCGCATGATCCAAAAAGGATCGCAAGGGGCCAGAGCCGTCAATGCTGGCGGGCTTTCTGGCCTATCATGCACCTGCATGAAAACCACTCCACAAAGCGGGCAGGCGTGGCGGGGATACGAGCGCGCTTAAGCATCTTGATATTCAAGATTTGGTTGAGTATCTTCTTAGTTCGAATCTAAAATGTAATATAAAATGGAGCTATTATGATTGGTCCTGGATATGTTGTCGTTGTTGGAGCAGTAAATGCAGGTTCGATTCAATTTTTAGGAACAGGATTTTTTATTTCTAACAACCAAATCATTACATCTCGTCATGTAATTAATGGGTTTTCGTCAAATCTCGTAATTTCCGTATCTGATATAAATGAATTTAATAGTTACCAAGATACCAGTGTTAATATGTACCGATGTATCCCCGCTGAGATTGTCGATGAGGATCCAGTAAAAGATTTGTGTGTTTTAAAACTTAAAGATGCAAGTTTTAGTGGCCCAAATCTTAAGCTTTCTTCTTTTGATAATATTGGTGTAGGCGAGAGTGTCGGCATTTTAGGCTACCCTCACTGTAGTGAGGGTAGAAAGATATTGACGTTCCAAACAGCAATGATTGGTGCTAAAGTACTTCTTGCGAGCAGCAATGTGAAGTCTAAGCATGCAGTTATAAATATTCAAACTAGGCCTGGTCAATCAGGTTCAATAGTATTCAATTTAAAAGATAACTCAGTAATAGGTGTGTTGGTCGGTGCTTATGCAAATAATTCTGGAGGTTCAATATTGATTGGGGGGATTAACCCTGCGGAGTTACATCAAACAACCTATGCAGTTTCTGCTGAATATATTAAGGATATGTTATGATTACTATACCAAATGAAGATGCAGAGGCTTGGTTATCTACTTTAAAAAAATATCAATCTTCATCTGTTAGAACTTTTCTAGAAAGTGGTGATGAAGAAAAGGCTCTTGAGCTATGGCTGACTGCATCTGGCCCAAGTTCAGTATCCCAATTTGGTGGTGATAATTCAAAAACACCTGGGCGAAAAGCATTTGTTGAGCAGTTTAAATTAGAATTTAAGGCTTTTTTATGTGGCGGTGATAAATATAAACAGGAGAGAGAAGGGTTAGGGGAATTGACTGGTGATGTTAAAACCTATCTTGTAGGAGTAATATCTTCGGCCATAGCAGTTTCTTTGGGTTCAACAGCAGCACTTATTGCCCCTGCTGTGGTAATTATGCTGATTGCTGTCTCAAAAATGGGAATTAATGCTTGGTGTTCATTGGAACCAACTACAGAATGTTAAACAAACGCCCTTTTAGGGCGTTATTTTTATAAATCATAATGCTGAAATTGAATGATTTTTTTGTCCAACCACTTATTAACTTCCATTATCCTCTTTTGTAATGGGATTAGTTCATTTCGAACAAAAACCTTGCTCGCCTTCTCCACATCTCCAAATCCACCAACATTACTCGGCATAATCCCCATCATCTGGGGAGGTACGCGGTGCGCTGCCATCATGTCATCGCGGCTCACGTTCTTGATGTTCAGAAACTCATCTTTTGCCGCCACCTCTGACAATGGGATGATCTGGATGCCGTCTTTTTTCCCGTTGGGGGAGTACATAAACAGGTTGCGGAAGTTCCCCGGTCCTTTGGCACTTTTCATCGCATGGCGGATGTTGTTCACGTCCTCCTGGTTCTGCGCTGCGTCGGTCATGTACATGATGAACCCGGCGTGACTACCGTTGATGTAATACTTACGGCGAAACAGCGTAGCGGACTCATTAAGTAGTGCAGAGGGAATGGCGGACAGATATTCCGGCAGGCCGTAAATTTCTTGGTTCAGGTCCGGTTCCATCAGGTGAAAGATGCTGCCTTTGGTGAACTCATACGGCTGTGTGGTCATGCCGTATTGCACAAACCAGTAAGTGTCGAGGTCGATCCCGCGTCGGGTGTATTTCGCCAGCGATGGCTCCAGCGACAGAATACCGCCCAGCCGGTTTGTCCGTTTTTCAAGATAGGCGTTACCAAACACCAGATAGTCCTGCACGAAACGGCTGAATGCCTGCTGACTCAGCAACGGGTGCGGGATAAACGTGCTGGTCAGGATGTTGCGCTTAACGGCAAGCGGTGAGCTGTGGTGCACGGCGGCGCGATACGTGCGTGCCAGTCCGTCAAAACTTACAAGCGGTTCATACCATCTGTCCATCTGTACGCATTCCACATAATCCAGGAGTTCGCGGCGGTCCAGTACAGGAATGGGATCGCCAAAGCTGAACGTCTGGGTAGATGCTGAATCATTGTTTTGTACGTCAGGCGGCATGACGTCCTGTACGGTGTTCTCAGTCATTAAAAAATCTCCACGATGTTACTGGTGTTTGCTGCCTCGCCCTGCAGCGGTTCGTTAAATAGTGCGTGCATCGTTGCCCAGGCCAAATCTGCGTGGCTGGCTTCTTCGCTGCGGCTGGCTTCGTAGGTGGGGCGGTTTCCGCTAGCGGTAGTGGCCCGGCGGATAGCCATGAATGCCTGCGCGATATCGGTATGACCGGCGTCAAACTCAATGCGGCGGTGACTGATGATGTCGTATGCCTTGAGCACCGGGGCGTTTTTGACGTTGGGGTTATAGACAAACTCCCGGACGGCAGGAAAAAAGCCTTTAACGTTCTCATAGACGCCGTGACCGACGCCGGTGGAGTCAATGCCGATATAGGTCACGTTGTATTGTAGTGTGAGCTGGCGGATGGCTTCTGCCTGGGCGCAGAAGTCCATTCCCCGCCACTGGTGGCGCTCCAGTATGCGGAACTTGCCGCCGGGAACGGCTGGCGGGGCGATAACGACGCATCCGGCGCTATCGCCGTTCTGGGTGCCTTTCGCCGGGTCATATCCGATCCACACCTCGCCCCAGCCAAACGGGCGCAGAGCCAGTGCATGAAAATCCTCCCAGACCTCCCAGCTGTCCACCATGCAGGCCTGCAGGTCGGAAAGCGGGAACACGGACGCGAGATCATCAATAAACTCGCACATCAGCAGGTTCTGGTATTCGTCCGGGCTGTATTCCAGTCGCAGCTGGTCGAGGTCGAACAGGTTACAGCCGCCGCGCACGGCATCTTCCACCGTCACGATCTGCCTGAATTGACCATCAGCAGAAAACAGGCCCGCCGCCAGCGCGGAGTGGGTCAGGTCGATATCCACACGGTCCGTTTTTGAGCGACCACGGTTATACAGCGCACCAGACCAGAAGGGATATGCTGAACGCCGTTTACTTGGCTTTGGTGAGAATTGTCAAATCAAGCATATTCTATATCGCTACTTACGGGTTAGCATTTTTCACTTTTTGCTACCTTAAACAAAGTATAAAGTAGCTAGTTCATATATGAATTTTCCTTGCATAGGTTAGACACTTAGTCATACAAGAGAGTGAAAATGAGAGAAAATAATGACCCTAAGAAGTTTGAAAAACCTAAGATGGAAGCAAATGAAGCAAAAAAGGCGACTGCTAGTTCAGGTGTAAAGGCAGCGGCGATTGCGGCAGAGGCACTATCGGCAGGTTCTTTATCTATTACAGATGTAGTAGCCTCTAAGCTCTTTGAAATGTTCAGTTCTACCTCACTAAATAATTTAGAGAAGAAAATAAAAGGAATAGGTCAGCCAGCGGCAGCAACTGTATTGAGGAATCTCAAAAGTAATTTTAATGATGAGAATCTAGTTCTTGTCCTTGGGGCTGGTATATCTTTGGATAATAAAATACCCACTTGGAATGAATTGCTGAAAAGGTTGCTGGCACGAGCCTTGGAAGATACGAATGAAAATAGGAAGATGGTTTCTACATTATTTAATGAGGTTTTTGGGCCGAATGCTCTTATAGCAGCGCGATATTTAAAACTTCATTTTGATAGCGTTAACACTCCTTTGGAGAAAGAAATTCAACGTGTGCTATACGAGTATTATGATGAAGCGGAAAGTGGTAATTTAAAGGCTATTAAGAAATTATGTATATCAGCTGGTAAATCTCCTGGATTAGACTCAGTGATTACTTATAATTATGATGATGTTTTAGAACAAGCCCTCACGAAAGCTGATGTGGGTATTAAATTTAAAGTAATCTCAAAAACTGGCCAACATGCGCGACATAATGAATTACCTATTTATCATGTGCATGGTTATCTTCCAATGCAAGGAAAAATAGAGTTTGATGATAGTTTAGTATTATCAGATGAAAGCTATCATCGACAATATGTTGACTTGTATCATTGGAGTAATATGGTGCAATTAAATAAATTTAAAGATGGGAATTGTCTTTTTATCGGACACTCATTTACAGATCCAAATCTTAGACGTTTACTTGATACTGCTAAGAAACTTAGAGGCGATGGTTCCAAACCCCATTATTTAATAAAATGCAGGCATTCAAAGGAAGAGGTTATTGGTAATATTGATAGGATACTGCGTAATTCTAGTGCCGATTTTGCCAGCGAATTAGAAACCAATATTGATAAAATAGCAGTTTCACTGCTTGAAACTGTTCATAGATTTGAAGAAATTGATGCTAACTCTTTTGGGGTCAACGTGATTTGGATAAACGATTACCAAGAAATTGGTCCCCTTCTTAACGATCTGACGCAATAATAGCTGCGGTTGTGCCATAAATGGCACAACCGCAGCTGATTCTCATCATAAATGCTTCATGTCAATTTACTTGGCATGAATGCTCAATTAACCGAAATCATGCGACTTATCACCAATCTGATCCGTACCGGCATTGTGACCGAAGTGGACCGGGACGGCTGGCTGTGCCGGGTGAAAACGGGCGACCTCGAAACCAACTGGATTAACTGGCTGACCTACCGTGCAGGTAAATCCCGCACCTGGTGGTGCCCGTCTCCAGGGGAGCAGGTGGTGCTGTTCAGCCTGGGCGGCAATCTGGAAACAGCCTTTGCGCTTCCGGCCATCTACTCCAACGCCTGCCCGCCGCCGTTAGATTCTGAAAGTGCGGACGTGACCGCATACGAGGATGGCGGCTGGTTCGAATACGACCCCGCCACCGGGCGCTGGATTATTCGCGGCGTGAAAAGCGTTCTGGTTGAGTCTTCGCAGGTTGTCTCCTGCAAAACCGGTGAGTTTGTGATCGAGGCTGATACCACCCGTATTAACAGCAATGTGTTCCTGAACGGCGATGTGACCCACGGCGGCGGCGCGATGACGTCAAACGGCGTCGTTGCTGATAAGCATAAACACCCTGGCGACAGTGGCGGAACGACGGGAGGCCCATTTTGACGCTCTATATCGGGATGAGCCGCGATACCGGCAGAGCCATTACGGAAACTGACCACCTGCGCCAGTCGGTACGTGACATTTTGCTGACCCCGCGAGGGAGCCGGCTTGCGCGCCGGGAGTATGGTTCCCTGCTTTCAGCGCTCATTGACCAGCCGCAAAACCCGGCGCTGCGCCTGCAGATCATGGCTGTAGTGTATGTGGCGCTGCGGCGCTGGGAGCCGCGGCTGCAGCTGGACACCATCACGGTTAACAGCAGCAGCATGGATGGCGCAATGGTTATTGAGCTGGCAGGCCAGCGAAATGACGGCGTGCCCGTGTCCCTTTCCGTATCGACAGGAGCAGACAATGGCCGTTATTGACCTTTCCCAGCTGCCGCCGCCGCAAATTGTGGATGTGCCGGATTTTGAAACCCTGCTGACTGAGCGCAAGGCTGAATTTGTCGCGTTATTTCAGGCAGACGAACAGGAGGCCGTGGGCCGCACCTTAACGCTTGAGTCTGAGCCGGTGGTGAAAATGCTGCAGGAAAATGTGTACCGGGAGCTGCTGCTGCGACAGCGCATTAACGAGGCGGCAAAAGCCGTGATGGTGGCCTATTCCGGCAGGGATGACCTGGACAATTTAGGCGCGAATAACAACGTACAGCGCCGGGTGATTACAGCTGCGGACGACACCACAACGCCGCCCACGGAGGCAGTAATTGAATCTGACGCGGATTATCGCCAGCGCATTCCGGCGGCCTTTGAGGGGATGAGCGTTGCCGGGCCAGTCGGAGCCTATGAATATCACGCGCTTAGCTCGGATGGTCGGGTGGCGGACGCGTCGGCAGCCCGTCACCGGCGGAAGTCGTGGTGACTATTATGCCGCGTCGTGGCGCGGTGATTTCTCTGGCGCTGGGATGGAAAGGCGAGCCGCTGTTTTCGAAAGGGAAATTTACCGTTGATGAAATAGAGCATAGCGGCAGCCCGGACAGGCTGACAATCCGTGCCCGTGGCGCGGATTTCAGGGAGACGCTGAATGTCAGGCGTGAAAAGTCATGGCACAAAACGACGGTGGGCGAAGTGGTGAAGGAAATTGCCACACGGCACAGCCTGAAGGTTGCCATTGGCAAAGATGTTGCTGCGCAGGCACTGGACCACCTTGATCAGACCAACGAAAGCGATGCGAGTTTTTTGATGAAGCTGGCGCGGCAGTACGGTGCGATTGCCTCGGTGAAGGACAGTAATCTGCTGTTTATCCGGCAGGGGCAGGGAAAAACGGCCAGTGGAAAACCGCTGCCGGTCATCACTATTACCCGTAAGGACGGTGACAGCCACCGGTTCAGCCTGGCTGACAGGGGAGCGTATACCGGGGTGATTGCTCACTGGCTGCATACGCGGGAACCGGCAAAGAAAGAAACGGCTAAGGTGAAGCGCCGCCGGAGGACGACAAAACCCAAAGAGCCGGAGGCAAAGCAGGGGGATTACCTGATCGGGACGGATGAGAACGTGCTGGTTCTGAACCGAACCTATGCGAACCGCAGTAATGCAGAGCGGGCTGCAAAAATGAACTGGGAGCGGCTGCAGCGCGGTGTTGCGTCATTTTCTCTGCAGCTGGCAGAAGGCCGCGCGGATCTCTATACGGAAATGCCCGCTAAGGTCAGCGGCTTTAAACAGCCCATTGATGATGCAGAATGGACCATCACAACGTTAACGCACACGGTCAGTGCGGATAGCGGATTTACGACCAGCATCGAACTGGAAGTGAAAATTGATGATCTAGTAATGGATTGAGGTTTTCAAAAGAGAACTTAAAGTTCACAAAGTGAAATAATGTTGTATCATTATTGCGATTTCAGGAAATATGGTGGGGACGTAAAAATGATGATTTGCCCATTGTGTGGAAGTGCAGCCCATACTCGCAGCAGTTTCTAGGTCTCTTCAATGACCAAAGAACGTTACAACCAGTGCCAGAATATCAACTGCAGCTATACGTTCGTAACACATGAGACTTTTGTGCGCTCAATCTCTAGACCTAAAGAGGCCCATCATGTGCAGCCTCATCCTACAAATTCAGGTCAGGCAGCACTGTCTCTTTGAGGCTGCCGCCACTTTGTCGCCATGGCTTAAAAAGAGGGTTTGTAACTATATGATTTTAAATGTCTTAAAATTCAGGCAACAAAAAACCCATCAACCTTGAACCGAAGTGGCGGGGTTGATGGGCTCCACAAAATGGGGACATCAAAGAAAAGCAGTGGCATTACTTATGACTGATGCCCTGAGAAAAAGTTCTGCCTGTGGCGGCTTTTTTCGCAAAAAATTTATTGTAGCCCCGGCCAGATGATCACGATGAGCGTCCCGGCGAGGGTGAGCAGCACGTTGGCGATGGCGTAGGTGCCCGCATAGCCGAGCGCCGGAATGTTGCTGCGCGCGGTATCGCTAATGATCTCCATCGCCGGGGCGCAGGTGCGCGCCCCCATCATGGCGCCGAACAGCATCGCCCGGTTCATGCGCAGCACATAGGCGCCAAACAGGAAGCAGATCACCACCGGCACCAGGCTGACGATAAGCCCTGCCGCCAGCATCTGGCCGCCGACGGCGCCCAGCCCGTTATTGATCCCGGCCCCGGCGCTGAGCCCGACCCCGGCCATAAACACCATCAGGCCAAACTCTTTCACCATGTTCAGCGCCCCCTGCGGGATATAGCCGAAGGTTGGGTGGTTGGCGCGCAGGAAGCCAAGCATGATGCCGGCGAACAGCAGGCCGGCGGCGTTGCCGATGCCGAAGCTGAAGGAGCTGAACTGGAAGGTGATCATGCCGATCATCAGGCCGACGATAAAGAAGGCGCAGAAGGCCAGCAGGTCGGTCACCTGGCTGTGAATGGAGATAAAGCCGATGCGATCGGCAACGGTCTTCACGCGGCGGGCGTCGCCGCTGACCTGCAGCACGTCGCCTTTGTTCAGCACCACGTTGTCGTCGATAGGCATCTCGATCTGGCTGCGAATAACCCGGTTTAAGAAGCAGCCGTGGTCGGTGAGCTTGAGCTGCGCCAGGCGGCGGCCGACGGCGTTGTGGTTTTTGACCACAATCTCTTCGGTGACGATGCGCATGTCGAGCAGATCGCGGTCGAACACCTCTTTACCGTTGCGGAAGCTCGGGTCGAGGCGAGCGTGCGCGTCCGGGTAGCCCACCAGCGCAATATCGTCGCCCATCTGCAGCACCGCGTCGCCGTCCGGGTTGGCCAGAATGCCGTTGCGGCGGATGCGTTCGATATAGCAGCCGGTCTGGCGATAAATGCCCAGCTCGCGCAGATTTTTGCCATCCGCCCACGCCACCAGCTCCGGGCCGACGCGATAGGCGCGGATCACCGGCAGGTAAACTTTACGTTTGGAATCGGTATCGAGGCCGCGCTCGCGGGCGATTTGCTGGGCGCTGGTCTGCAGATCCTGATGCTGCAGCTTGGGCATATAGCGGGCGCCGACGATGAGGCTCACCAGACCAACCAGGTAGGTCAGGGCATAGCCGAGGCTCAGATGGTCAAGCGACTGCGCCAGCTGATCGCTGGGCAGGCCGAAATGGCGCAGAGTGTCACCCGCGCCCACCAGCACCGGGGTGGAGGTCATCGCCCCCGCCAGCATACCGGCGGTGAGCCCGATATCCCAGCCGAACACTTTACCCAACACCATGGCGATCAGCATCGCGCTGCCGACCATCACCAGCGCCAGCATCAGATAGTTTTTCCCGTCACGGAAAAAAATCGAAAAAAAGTTAGGACCGGCTTCCACGCCGACGCAAAAAATAAACAGCATAAAGCCGAGATTAAGGGCATCGGTGTTAATCGCGAAATGCTGCTGACCTAATAATAGAGAAACGACTAAAACGCCAATGGAATTACCAAGTTGTACTGAGCCGAGACGCAGTTTTCCCAGGCATAGTCCTAATGCAAGTACAACGAATAATAACAGGATGTAATTCCCGTTTAACAAATCTGCGACGTTTATATTCACGAAAGCCAACTTCTCGTTTACTAGTAAGTTGTTGAAGGAAATGGTTATTTGGTCTAAGGTTGCTCAGGCGTTCGCGTTGTCGCGAACCTATTCTGGCACCCTGTTATAACCAGCAAAAATATACCCGCTAGTTTAATCCTTCCTGGATGCGGCGGCTAGTGACAATCGTTTTCAGGCTGGCAGGGGAGTTATTGGCATGGATTGCCGAAATGCTTTATCTGACTGGGCGACGTGGACGTGAGTTAGAGGCAACATCAGGAGGATACGGTGAAATCTGAGCGTAGTTGGGCCGGCATTATCTGTGGCTTCGTTCTGTTCATTGTGGTGTGCTTATCGTTGTTGTTACATATGAAAGGGGCCTTTCGCGCCAGCGGCAACCCGGAGCTGGGCCTGCTCTTCTTTTTGCTGCCAGGAGCGGCGGCGAGCTGTCTCTCTCCCGGTCGTCGGGTGCTGCGTCCTTTGCTCGGCGCGATGCTGGCGGCGCCGGTCTGTATGGTGACGATGCGGCTGTTTTTCGTCACGCACCGGACGTTCTGGCAGGAGATGGCGTGGGTACTGAGCGCGGTGTTCTGGTGTGCGCTGGGGGCGTTGTGCTTTTTGTTTATCTGCGCCTGGCTTGATACCTGGCGCAGTCATTCATCGAGCAAATAA